ATATCATAATATCTATTTATGATTTGATAATCTACTGGAAATTATATAATATGCTTCGATTGTTGTTTTTAACATTTTATTTAAATATTCTAGATCAACATCATTTTTATGCACTTTATCATTTATACCAAGTTCTATTTGATCTAAAGTAGTCATATACTCTTGATATTTTTTTATTGTTTTTTCTTTATTAATATCCATTAATTTATATTATACAAATACAAAAAAAAAAATTATACCTTACTTACTTACTACTATGAAAAAATATTATCACAGTATATGTATCTCTGATTCCTCCGATAACGTCTCAGCTGATGACTCTGTGCGGTATGACCTGTGCTTAGAAGACGAAGTTGTAAGACCGTGTGATATAACTTCAGATTCTTCACTTTTATTTTCTTGTATCGACGATGAAGTGACTGCCAATTTTGCCATAGATGAGCTTTTTATTGATGATATTAGTATATCCATTTTTTGCCCAAGTTTTGTTCTCGTTTCATTCAATACTTGCATATTACGATTCAATTCTTTGTTTCTTTCCGCTTGATTCATTATCTCTTTTTGTGTAAATTTAAGAAGACGATAGACTGTACCGATTGTCGTATTTAATATATCTTCTTTAAACTTATCTGGTAATCCTGTTTTATTTTCTGATAAATGTAATGCCCATAATCGAACAGTATAATTTAATAATTCATGTATAAATCTTTTTACTATACACATTATTTTTCTACTAGTTTTTTTATCTTTTATCGCTAATAATTTTTTGGGCATTTCTTCTTTTTCAAAATGAAAAAGAGCATTATTTAATTTAGATATCATTTCCATATTTTTCATAAACGGAGAATTTCTGTAATCAAATATTGATATCTTATTCTTTTCTTTTCTATAACAAATATATTTTGTAATTGCTTTTTTCGATTCTTCATATTGGGCATCTCTGAGTCTTGGCAAAAAATCAATTGGTTCAACTAAATATTTGATAAGATGATATATATTAAATTTGCCCAAGGGAGTTTTGGTCGCATCCATAAAAACAAACTGTTTTTTTCCTCTCTCATATTTCATATAAATAGACGGATTATTACTTGGAAATGCTTTCAACATTCAACCTATATATAACGTTTTTATAATAAATAAGAATATTTTTTAGTAAAATTTAACAATAAATATACTTCAATAAAAAATAATATCCGATAATATTATTTTTTTAATTCATCATATATATGATATTATTTAGAATATTTTCACTATAAAGAGTAATATGTTACAAGATATGACCATAAATATATACCATCATATTGTCATATGCAAATGCTTTTTAACAAGATAAATGATAATAAATATATAATATTTTCCGACAGCTTATTTTTTGGCATGTCCACATGATATATAAAAATATTGCAAAAATCACGATAAACACGTGTGCTGGAACACGAGAGCGTCTAATTATACGTCTTAATGTACAGTCATATGTGTAAAAATAGCTTTTTTTCGATAAAAATATATATGTATATGCAAATATAACACAAAAAGTAATACATGGTAATATCTCGGTAGATTTTTCAAAATATTTTTTGCGTAAAACAAGACGATAATTTCAACAAAACGCATTTTTATGGTCTCTACCATCACTCAATCGTAGACATATATACTTTAGGTTATTTTTTTTAAAAAAATGTTGTTTTTTGCGTTTTTATAGAAACAGTATTTTTTTTACTGTCGTATCTACAGTGACTTTTCTTCAAAAATTACCTAAAATCCGGTGGACCCTTCAAGTTCGCGGAAATTCATTTTATGGTCTTTCTCGGTCTTAAAACACTATTTTTTTATGCTGTCGGAAGAGACCGAAATGATCTTGTTTTTTGAATTATGGGTTTTTGAGGACGACGAAGACCACACATGATTTTTTTTAGTGGATTTCCAAAGACGTCCGAAGAGTGAAAAACTTTTTTTATTTTTTTTTTTGACATTGCATGTACCAAAAGTAATACAGATAAGCATTTCGTTTTTTTGAAAAAACTTGCGGATTCCACCGCAGATTAGGTAAAAAAACTCAATGTTGCAGAAAAAATATTTTAAGACCATTTACCGTCTTAAAACCGACATTTTTTTGACACAGTTTATGACCATTTTACGTCTGTTTCAAAATATGGCTATCTCTGATGAGCGTTCAGTCTTGCTATAAAATAAAAAAATTCAGTTTATGGTCTTAACCAAGTAACACCAGAAAACAAAAAGTAGTTTTGTGACGTTAAAAAATAAAGTTATTTTTATAGAGGACCACTGTAAGACCGTATATGTATAAAATATATTATTTTTTATGGTCTCGTAGCTTACCTCTTCGCTTCACTAAAAAATTGGTAAAAACAAAAAGTGTTATATGTGGATAATTATTTTTTTACACTTGCAAGACTTTTTCCATAATAAATATCTTTTGTCTAAAGTCAAAAAATGTTATTTTTTTTAGGTAATTATTTCTTCTCCTCTCTCTCTCTCTAATTTTACGCATTTTTGTTTTTTCAACAATATAATTGCGTTTTAAAGACCATAATGATCTTAAAATAATTACAATAATATTTTATTTTACATCTAAATTCATTCGACCATAAATTTTTTATTTTTTTTTTTAAAGTCAAAAAGTAATATCTCCGACGATTAGGTAATTTTACTAATTTATTTTTTTGAGTGAAATTGCATTTTTTTACGTTTTTTGCGTAAAGTATATAAGATTAATATATTTTTTATATTTAATAGCGTTTTTTATGTGTTTTGAATGTGAAAAATGTGGTAAAAATTTTAATAGAAAGTGGGACTTAGATAGACATTTATATAATCGCAAAAAACCCTGTAAAAAAGTAAAAAAAAGTACAAAAAAGGTATCTGGTGGTAAACAAAACGTGCGTAAAACTAGATATTACACTAAAAAACCCTCAAAAAAACCCTCAAAAAACACCCATTTACTCAAAAAAAATGATAAAAAAGAAGTGGTGTCTCAGGAATTGGTTTACATGTGTGTATTTTGCAATAAAGCATACTCACGAAAGGATAATCTGAAAAGGCACGTTTCTCAATATTGTAAAAAAAGTGTTAAAAATACAATAGACGACCAAATGAGCACAAACCAATTTGAACAGATCATAAATATGATAGAAAGTCAACGCAGGAACGAATTAAAGGACGAACGGACTGAATTGAAAGAACTCATAAAATTGTATGGAAATCAGATGAGTATGCTCTTGGAGAATGTTGCGAAGATAAAAAGTACTACTAATAACAATCAAACTAATACGCAAAACATTGGTCATTATACAAATAACAATAATACAATCAAAATGGTAGCATTTGGCGAAGAGGATCTAAGTTTTGTTACAGACGAGGTGTATAAAAAGATCATTGGTAGAGGATTTAACAGTGTACCAACATTAATAAAATATATTCATTTTAATAAAAATAAACCAGAGTATCAAAATATATTTGTATCAAATAACCAAAATACATTTACATATGCGTATAGCGGAAAATCGTGGGACGTTAAATCGAAAAAGGATGCCGTGAAACAGCTTATTGAAAATAGTAGTAACGTGTTAATAGATAAATTTAATGAGCTAAAACCAAAGTTGTCTATACCAGCCATTAAAAAGTTTACTTCGTTCATGAATAAGATGAACGACGACGATATTGTTAATTGGATGGAAAATGAAGTAAGGATGCTTTTATATAATAATAGAAACGTACCAATGAAAAGAAAAAGAGTCATGGATGGTAAACATATTAATCTTATTAATCTTATTCGGAAATAATATTTTTTATTATTATAATATTTTTTATGATTATAATATAATCATAAAGTATATGGATTACGGAAAAGGAATAACCAGTCATTATATAACAAATACATTTATTAATATTAAAGGATATGATTCAACGATATTAACTGATTTACAAAGGGAAGATGATCATGGTTTCGTAGTCAAATCTCCTTACAAAGACGATGATGAATTCTTTAAATCAATTGTTGACACAAATAAATACAGAGATTATACTGCTAGAAAGTTCGATAGTATACCATTTGAGACAGATATTAATACTGACAGTGATACAAATTATTTATCAATTGCGTATAATGAAGGAAATAAAGATAATATTGTTTATGGTCATAATATGAGTATTTTGGGTAATATTTTGACTTTATTCAAAATAGGGTGTATGAAAGCAGGTGTTTATACATCACATACTGATCCAAAAAATGATAAGTTAAAATTAGGTGATTCATCTCTTAGTTTCGTAGAAGAATTGACAAGATGGCATGTTAAAAATATTAGAGGTGGGTTTAACAAGAAAACGGCATCTTCTGATTATTACCATTGGCACGACGATGAAGTATATAAGGACGCACGTGTAAACAACGGAAAACAACCATTATTTGATTATTTGGGCACAGTTACTAATTTGAAAAATATAAGAAGACTTAATGGATTTGGCCCAGATCATACGCCTACTATTAGAGATGAGGCTAGATCAGAACAATTCATAAGAAATAAACCTAAAATGAATATTGGAAGTGGTATATATAAATATGGAATGTATTATTTGGGGGAAAACATAGAAGATAAAACCTTACCATACTTGGGTCTCAAATTATCATTGCCTACAAATTTAAAATTATTAAGAATAATGGAAAACAGTAAATCTATAATTTTTGGTGTTGATCGTAGTTTCAATACTATACTAAATAAGAAATCATTAAGTTGGTACGGAAAAACATACGATTATTCTCACGACGGAGTAGAGTTAAAATCAGTTAGACAACAAAATATACAGGATGCAGATATAGAAACAGTTAGAACCAGTAGATGGGTTACTAGTGTAACACTTGTGCCGGTTTTAATGTCATTTCCAGCTCCTGGATCAGAACCAAGACCAGGACATGTGCCGGTAGATCCAGCTATTCCAAAATTATACGATGTTCATAGAAATACGACTATAGATGATTTTAAAAATACAATTAAGTCTATGTTGAGATTGTATGATATAATAACTGAAATTTCGTCATATATTTATCATGATGATTTTACAAAAAGAATAAACGGTGTCATAGATTGTCGAACAGTAAAAAAGCGATATAAAAACATAGATTGGATGGACATTAGTACTGATCTTGGTATTCCCCCTGAACACGAAGTATTTCGAACGAGATATGGTGTAATACCGGATGCAACTGCTATAAATGATATTATACGTTGCATGGTTCAAATGTCTGTTATACCAAATTCAGATTTTCATTTTCTTCAATTTGGAAATGCAATGTATAGTACATTTATGGAAGCCAAAAAGATAATAATGGAGAAAGTTTGTTTTTGGATTGGTAATTTTCCTACTGTAACAGTATTTGATATCCCCGATCCCCATAATCCTATTACGGAAATTCATTTACGAGAAGCACGACTACTCAGAATTGTTTTGAATTACTATTTTTATAGAATAAGAAAAGACAAAAGTCCAAAAGATCGTCAAGTTATAAAAGAGTTTACACCATCTCTCAAAACATTATATGGTCAAATGGAAATGTATAATAAAAATATTCCAGATATGAAATTGATGTATAAGAAAGATCTCGAAAAAGATAGAGAAGATATAAAAAATGTGTACGGTATTGATATATCGGGAATATCTTGATAAAAAAATATCTTGATAAAAATATTTTAATATTTTTTTAATGTGTTATATTAGATATAGATTATGGCATTGCCTGCGACAAATAACAATTTTATCCCAGAAGGGTTAAGTCCTCACAAAAATAGCGGAATTGCGGAATTATGTGGACAAAATAATATCCCATATTTAGTTCCTATAATGCAATTATTATACAAAGCGTTGTTGGATTCTAATGTTAATGTTTTAACAGGATTAGGTGGTGGTGGTGGTGCAGGACCAATTGCACATACAAATAGGGGAACATTATTGGAATTTTTATCTGAAAATACGATAAACATAGGTGGAGGCATTAATGCAGGTGCAGGTGCAATTAATATATTTGGAATGGATTTGGATATGACATATAACAATGTTGGTGCCGGTGTTAATGGAATATTGCCAGCTATAGTTAATAATGATGCACATGCTTATATTGCTATTGGTGCACCAGGAGGTAATTGGTACAACTATAATGTTACTCTAGTTGATGCAGTAGGTGGTCCACAATGTAATACATTTAATGGTGCTGTAAATGGTGCAATTCCAAATCTAGCAAATGGACTATATCCGCTAGGTGTTGCTGGTGCAGCACAAGCTAATTATGTTCCAACTGTTAAAGGATATATTACACTAATGAGTCATATAACACAATTAATGAATATAACATATCACAATGAAAATATTGAAAAAAATGTAAATACCGAGGATGGTAATATCATTTCGAAAACAGCCTATGCCGGTATAGATTGGGCGGGAATTGCAAGTGATCAAGCATTTTATCAAAATCACCCAACATTAAAAAATAATTTTTACAGATTGATTGCGGAAATGTCTGCAAAATCGGTAAATGCTGTTGGAATACCGTTGTTTGGTAATCGTTTTTATAAATTACTCGAATACACATATAATCATTTATTGGAGACTATTTCGCCATGGTTAAACAAATTTAAAAATTCTATTATTGATGGTGCTGATATTGGTAATGTTGGTCTTATGATGGGATTGTCTATGCAGGGAATTGATTCTTCAAAAAAAGAAATTAAAAAGAAAAATTCTACTGTTAGAACACTTAAACGAGTTATAGGAAATATTGGACCTAGAATCATAGGAATAGAGAATAAAGTTAAATCCTTACGAGATGTATCAAAAGAAATTGTTCTAAATATGGATGATGTTGGTGGATTTGACATACAGGGGTTAGCTGGCGGAAATGTAGATAGTAATTCAATCGAAACGACTTCTGATTTAGATGACATTTACGGATATAATACATCCGGATTAATGGGAGGAAATGTAAAAAAATATAAAAATGAACAATATGACGTACAATTTATACCTATTAGTGTTGGAGGATCGAGATCAAAAACTAGATCATTAAAAGTAATAAAATATAAAAAAAATACTACTAGATATCTAGGAATCAAAAATGGTTTCAAAATATATTCATTGGGTTTATAATTATTACAATAATTCACATAATAAATTATTTTTTGTAAAAATAATTTATTTAGTATAAATATATAAATAAAGATGGAAAACTTCAACATGAAAAACTTCAACATGAAAAACTTATTTTGGATTATGAGCATATGTATTGTGGTACTTGAAAATTCACCGTGGTTACCTAGCTACATTGGAAAGCTTTATAAATCAAATCTTATTGTAAGATTTTTGTATTTCTATGCAATGACTTACACAATGGAAATCGAACACGGAGTTTTGGGAAAAACTCCATTATATGGGGCAATTATTATGATGGTAATATGCGAAGCATTAATTTTGATTGGTCGTAAATATTACGCAGAAGATATGACCGGTGTGAAATCGTTGCTAGATATTTTTAATAAAGCAGAGAAAGATGTAGAAGAAGACTTGGACGTTCAAGTTGTTGCTGAATAAATTAATTAATCATTGTTAAAATAAATAATTAATATATATATATATATATATATACATGATTGAACTAAAACCAATTCACGCAATTATATTGCTCATTATTTATATTTTATATAAGGAATATTTTTGTAGTTCATCTGAACATTTAACCACGTTATCAACAGATCAACTTACAGCAATAGGAAATTTGTCGACATTGGCTCAAAAAATAAATAGCGGATCATCTGTTTCTGTCGGAGATTTGAATGTAACTGGTAATTTAAGTGTAAGTGGTACAACAACTACAAATGGAGAAGTTACAATGAAAAAAGAATTAATATGTGATGACGAAATTTATACAAATACGAGTATGCATGTCGATGGTCCTCTGTATATTGGAGGAGATTCTGGTAAACGTTGGAAGATTAACTCTGATGGAACTGATAATAATAAATTGATGTTTTACTATAATAACAATTTAGTTCAACGATTAGCAGATTCTGGGAATAAAGATATGGAGCCATGGAGAGTGTATTGGAAATCAAAAACAAGTGATAGTAGTCTTAATGATAGTTATTATATAGAAGCAAAAGGCAACTCAGGTGGTAATCCTAGTATGATTAGAAAAGCTAAGTCTGGTTCTAACAAATCGTGTAGTGTGCGTTTGAGTTGTTAATATTTTATTGTTGATTAATTGAATCATCAATAAAAATTATTTATTGAAATAATTTACTTACTTATCCTTCATGATATGGTTGTTGTGCCAGTACTCAATTGTTTGAACTTCTCCACCTTTTTGGATTTCAACTGTAGTCGGTTTCTTCAACTTCTTGCGTTCACCTACATAATTGTATTCCTTTTGTTTGCTTCCACGAGTGCACTCTTTGATTGTAAATTTAATCGCTCCCCCTGTCTTTTTGTTATTGGTCTTCAATTCACGGAGTAAAGATGTGAATGCTTTGCTTCCAGCTTGTTTTGGTTTAGATGCTCCGAAACGTCCTTTTGGTTCGTCGTTTACGACTAATCTAAAGTATCTTACTTTTTTATCTCCACCTTTTTGAGATGATTTTTTAGACTTTTTCTTGGATTTCTTAGATTTCTCAGATTTCTTCTTGGAAACCTTTTTGGGTTTCTTCGATGCTTTCTTAGATACCTTTTTTGCTTTCTTAGACGATTTCTTCTTGTCCTTACCTCTGCTCACTTTTTTGGAACCTTTCTTGGATTTCTTAGACGCTTTCTTGGATTTCTTCGATCCTTTGGATACTTTTTTAGAACCCTTAGATGCTTTCTTTGACGCTTTTCGGCGGGATTTCTTTTCTACTTTTTTGGATTTAGAACTTTTCTTTGAACCTTTTCTTGGCATGTTTATTGTATATATATAATTTATCTTTATATATTTTTTTTAAAAAAAAAACACACCTTATGAGATATCCAATTTTTGTTATGGGAACCAACTATATATTTTTTTTTTTTAGAATTAAAACGAATTTTATGAGTGATACATGATCGTCCTATACTAAATTATAAACTATACCTTTTTGTTGAATTCTATATGTTTTTACAGTATTATGATTACATATAATATTAATTATAATATCTTAATTTGTCGCATATAACTCTTTTTTGATATAATTATTAAAGGCAATTAACCTCATTTATTTTTATTTATATAGTGTATAGGATGAAGCACTTAACAATAGACGAGTATAAATTGAAGAATATTCGGTTTGAATATAAAAAATATTCGAAAATATTGAGACAATATTCAATCCATATTCAAGAGTGCTATAAACATTTAATTATTAACATAGACGAGCGCAATTTGTATTTATGTGGAATAAATGATCTTTTACGAAGGATGAATCAAATATACAATAATAATATGCTAGAATTGCATGTTGCATATGATGAGGATTATGATGAGCACAATTGCTCGAACGATTGTAGCGATAAATCCACATGTGATAGAAATTTATCAACATTGTTTCCTCTATTGCAAAATGATCAAGAAGTATCTTTTGAATCTGTCCAATCACTAGTCGATATTTGTAAATTATTAAAAGTTGAGTTTGCAGATCAAAAAGACCAAATAATATTTGATCAAGTATTTCAATCTCCGTTTTCATCTATACACAGCGAAATATTAAAAACAATAAGTAAACAAATAGGGTTTCCATCTATTAAGTTAGCAATGGAACTTATATCTGGTCCCCATTGGTCGAAAATATATTCAGAAAAAACAAAACAGTTAATAGACATGTATAACGATATTTTTGTACCGATAACATATAAATTACAAAAAGGCAATAAAAAAGAAATAATTGTTTCCAAAATCGACCCAATAACACCAGTTTTGTTAGATGATTGTGCTAAAATAATCATAAAAAAATCAGTTACTCCAATTGTTTCGTATTCGTTTTCTGGTTATTTCAAACACGATTGTTTAAATATGTTAATCAGAACTTCACAAATATGTTATCCTCATATATTTCAAAGAAGAAAAACATTAGAAACAAAAATAGATAAAAATTGTTATATATCAGAAGATTTCAAAAGATCGTATCTGAAAAATTTGTCTGTACGTGATATTTTGGTTTTATCAAATGACGAATTTGTCGAAATGCTCAAAGAGGATCACAAATTATACGAAAAAATATCTAAATTAAATTTTATGAATTTAATGAAAGAATTTATAAAAGAGACAAATAGTCTATATCACATGTTTAAAATGATGAGATTATTGTTATTTGGCCCAGAAATTAACATAAACGTAGCTGGTCTATTGTTCAATTTAACACAAGATAAAAAAGTAGGTAGTCAAACTGTCGCTGATCTAATATTTTGCAATCTTACATATTTTTCACAAATAAAATTAAAAAAGGCATTGTATAATGTCGAAAAAGAACTTGATAGAATTAAAACATTAACAGTTGATGATGTAGATCTAAAAAAACAAGTGGCAATATGTAGAAATATGCCAGAAGTTGTGAAACGAGCTGCATTAGATAAAATAGAAGAAATGAGTCAACCAACAAGTGAATATTACAAACAACATTTGTATGTGAAAACATTACTAAATTTTCCTTGGCCTGGACCAGAAGAAGATATGTTATTTAAGGATATTGGTCAAGATACTACAAAATCAAAAGGATTTATGGAACAAGTAACAAAAAAATTAGACGGAAAAGTATACGGTCACAAAAAATGTAAAGAATCAGTCCAACAACTTATTGCGCAATGGTTGTCTAACCCAGCAAGTTCAGGTAATGCAATAGGTCTACTTGGGCCTCCTGGTGTCGGAAAGACATTAATAGCTAAAAGTATTGGTGACGCATTAGGATTGCCTTTTGTTCAAATAGCATTAGGAGGTCAAAATGATGGTGAAATATTACATGGGCACGGATATACTTACAGTGGCTCACAACCAGGGATGATAATAAAGAAAATGGTTGAAGCTGGTAGATCCAGGTGCGTAATGTATTTTGATGAATTAGATAAAGCGTGTCCAAAACATGATTCAAATGAGATATTCAATATATTAATCCATATGACTGATCCTAATATGAACGAAGAATTTCAAGATCGATTTTTTCAGGAAATAACATTTCCATTAAACAAAGTTATTTTTGTTTTTTCATACAACGATGCGAGCACAATTGACACGGTTCTTTTGGACAGAATTACCGAAATTGATGTAGCTCCATTTACACAAAATGATAAATTAATTATTGCAAAGAAATTTTTGTTAAAGGAAATAAGTGATAAAATAGGAATACAAAATGGTTCTATAAATATAGGTAGTGACGAAATAGCTTATATTGAATCTGAATATACTGTGGAAGCTGGTGTACGTGATTTGAAACGAAAAATAGAATCCTTATTTTTAAAACTTAACATGGATAGATTGTATCAGCAAGGTATTTTCAAAAATGGAAGAAAATTAACACCATCAGATCCTATAGAAATTACTAAAAAAATGATTGTCCATTATTTAGACAAACCAACATCTTCAATACAAGAAATTCACAAAGAAGACAAGATTGGTGTTGTAAATGGCCTATATGCTACTGTTGTCGGAAGAGGTGGCATTGTACCAATACAAATTTATGAAAATAAAATGATGTCTGACGAAAGATTTACATTGAAACTTACTGGATGCCAAGGAAAAATAATGAAAGAATCTGTTATTTCAGCATTTACTGCTTCTATGAATTATATTCGAGACGATATAAGAGATATTTATATTGATAAACATCCATTTGGATTTCATATTCATACTCCAAGTGGTGCTGTGCCAAAAGATGGTCCATCTGCCGGATGTGCATTTTCTACTGGATTCATTTCACAAATTTTACGAAAGAAAGTAAAATGTGATGTCGCAATGACTGGTGAAGTTGAATTAACTGGAAAAGTAACAAAAATTGGAGGTTTACATTATAAATTAACAGGCGCTAAAAAGGCTGGAGTAAAAATAGCTTTAGTTTCAAATGAAAACAAAAATGATTTGGCAAAAATTAGAAAGGACGATAAAGGATTGTTTAAAGACAATTTCAAAGTTATTCTAGTAAATAATTTGAAAGATGTATTTAAGGTAGCATTAGTAGATTTTGATTCAAGCGTATTGTCTCCGAATGTATAAAATAAATAACATTTATAATTTAATTCATAATAATTTCAAATAATTATGAATTTATATATTAGTTTGGTTCATTATTTCGATATGTCTCCCGATTATTTTATTAAATTTTTCTGTTCTTTCAACAAATTCAAATTTTTTTAATGGAATTGTATTTAATTTTATATTTTTGTTTTTATTTTTATTTTTATTCATTATTTTTAATATTTTATCTGTTTTTTCGTCATCTATTAATGCGTTACTATATTCTCTTAATTTAGTTAATGTTTTTGATATAGTGATCTCTGATACAGAAAAATTAGATGACAATTGTTTTCTGTTTATTGGTATTTTATTAAGTTCAGCCATCAAAAGAATACTCCCTGTTGCTATTGAAAGGGGAGTATGTTCGGATGCAATATTTAATTTTTGTACATTTTTTGTAATTTGCAAAGCTACTTCAATATATTCTTTTCGTATATGAAGTTGTTTACAAAACCTTCTTATGAAATCTTCGGGCTTACTTGAAGTTATTTCATACGATTCTTTAGCTAATCGCATAAGTTTAATAAATGTTTTGCAACCTTTTGTTATATCTGTGTATCTTAATCCAAATAATTTAGCTATTTCTTGTGGACTACGGGTATCTTTCTTTTTTTTACAAGCGAAATATACACATGCGCCGATTAGTCCACCTCTATTTGCACCTCTAATTATAATATTTTTTCCTTTATTTTTACCAGAGATATGTTTACATCCACTCAAATTTTTGTACATAATTTTTGCATCATCCTCTATGCATTTTTTAATATTACCATCTCTACATTTTTGTTGAATATTTTTTATTACTATGTACAAACTTCTCTCTTTATAATTCATAGAATTCCACCTATGTAATCTACCTATTCTCGAATAAATCGATGTGGCAATTGATGTACCCAATGAAGATTTTGGTAGTAATTTGTTTATGGGTAATCCACAACGCCCTAATACATTTCCACCATCATCTCCATATTGTCTCCATTCTGGTTCATTATCCAAGCATTCACCAAGAACACATCCGCAATTTGTACATGTTAGTACTCCATGTGAATAATCTTTTATAATGAATTCAGCTGTACCACATGCTTCGCATATGTCAGTAGTTCTGTGAGGATTATGACCATCTGTAGAAAATTCACATATTAATGATTTACATTTGGTACATGAAACTATACCTTCTTTGTAATTTTTGTGAATATAATCTGCTGTTTCGCATGTTGGACATTTTTCGACTGGGAATTCATTTTCTAAAGCATCGATTTCAAGATCGTCGATCAAATCGAATAAATCTTCATTTGAAAATGATTTGATTTTTTCTGCGGAGACATCTACCATTTTAGGTACTTTATATATTATTTTAGTCTTTATATAAGTACTTTTATATATTTATAAAAATACAAATTCAATTTTTTATAAATAAATTATCGTATTTTGAAATGAAACGTTTTTGGTAAATCAGGTGTTTTATGACTTGGAAAAAATTGTCCAACACCTTCAATAAATATATTTAAACATCTATATAAATCTTGTTTACACCTTCGGAATTTTCAAATGCAACAAAAGTCACATAAAAAATAACAAAGTTTATACTTTTCAGTATTGTGTAAAATTTGGGTATGTGGGTATTCAATGAATAAAATCATTAAAC